GATTTCAAAATCAATTTTCCTAAAGGTGTGACTCAAGGTCTTTACGATTCTTACTTAACTTCTGGTGATTCACAAATCAACATTTCTTCTAAGTTTGGATCCGCATCGCAATCAGCAAAAGCAAGTGTCACGAATCTATATAAGATCTATAAAGATTACAAAGATAAAGAAGCTTTCGATGAGTTTGAAACTGAGATCGAGATTACTAGAATTATTACTGAAATTGACGCAGAACAATCTCCAATTGATCTTGCCTTATTACTAGGATTAATCTCTCAGAAAGAGAAGAAGATTCTAACAGATTTAAGAACCAATCCTTCCATCAAATTAACTCCAAATATCATCAAACTTAGAGATACGATTAAACCTGGTTTGGGAAAGACTCCACCACCATTCTATCATGTACTTGCTGGTGTTGCTAAATCTGTTGCAACAGAGATTAATGAATCGGAAGATATTCAATTCAGCAGATTCGCATCATTACTATTGAACGGAACAGTTATTCAAGTCTATACAAAAGCAAAAACCAGAAATGGTATGGTTGTATTTGATAAATTTGATACAAAATGGCCTGATGATGCAGTAACGAATGTATTGATTGAATCTGGCACAAGATATAAAACTGATAGAGTAGATGGCAAGTTTGGATATGTAGTAAAATCTAAATAACAAAAAGGGAGGCTTTTGGCCTCCCTTAAACAATTTTCTTTCCGATTGTATATTTTGTTACAAGATCCCAGTTACTCTTATCTGCATAAGGAATAATCTTGATCTTGTTCAGAGAACAGAATACAGACATCTTCTGTGGATAACGATAGATCTTCTTTCCAGTCTCAACATCTTCACCCACATATTCAGCCCCAACAATCTTACAAAGTCCCCATTCATGAAGTAACTTTGCAATAGTATTTCTTCTAGATTCATCTTCTTCATCAAGACCAGAAGCTCTATTATCGAGAGTAAATAATTCCTTGAAATGTACAAGATAATATTTACCTTTCTTGTGTAAGATATGACATGATTGATATAACTTCTTGTCTTTATTTGAAGAAATTCCAATCCTAGTAAGTGTCTCTTTACAAAGAAGAAATGCTTCCTGATTATCTAATTCTACTTCTATGAATGTGTCAACCAAATTAGTAATTCTGTCATTCATTAATATTTCCTTTTTTAGAAGATCCTTTGGATCCACCAATATCTAAATATTTTCGCATATTGTCTAGATCTTCGGAAGTAATCATATCAGATATTTCTTTGGCTTTATTAACGGATATATTGTAATATTTCGATATAATCAGGATATCCTCTGATGGTTTAGAATTTTTTAACCATTTAGAGAATCGTTTCTTCTTTTTGACCGCAGACAAATAATATTTATATTGTAGAATTCTATCTAATTGAGCATTAGAATTCAGGAAATTAGCATGTAATATTGTTTCAGGATAGAAAGACATTCCTCTATTAATGAGGAATGGCACATAATCAGTGACATTATAATCATCGATCAGATCTGAATCTTTAGTTATATTGATAGAATTAAGAATGTCTCCTAATTTCGGCATTTTATACCTTCTTAAATAAGCATTCTGCCATAATATTAACAAACATAGCAGTAATGTTAATTTCTTGATCAGCAACGAACGCAGACTTATAAGAATAATCCGCAAGAATTACAATAGCAGTTGGAATAGATGATGGTTCTAGATGATTCTCAAGATTATCGAAAACCAAACGAACAATAGAACTGGGATCTGAATCTAAATTCTCATTCACCCACTTCCTCATGCCACTAAAATCCTTTTCTCGAAGTGCTTTAATCAGCTCACGAATTGACACATCTTGAATAGACGATAATGCCCCAAGATCGATCTTTCCATTTGAGATATAATATCTCTGAATCTCAGAGATAGTCTTACGAAAATCTGGAAAGAACTTCATGATAATCTCAGCCAAGACTTTCTTATCATATTCAACAGATTCTTTCTCAAGAATCCCCTGAATCCGCTTCATCATTAGAGATGCCAATTTAGTCTTCTGAGTAGAAGGAATAGTAAATTCAAATACAGTTAACCTTGAAATAAGTGGTTCAATGATCTTCTTCTTATAATTGCAAGTAAGAATGAATCGGCAATTCTTAGAGAATTCTTCCATGAAGTTTCTAAGTGCAGGTTGAACTGCAGAAGACATATAATCTGCCTCATCAAGAATCACAATCTTCTGTCCACCAGAGAGCGAAATAGAAGAAGCGAATACTTGAATCTTATTCCTCAATGTATCAATATTCCCATCAGAAGAAGCATTGATAACCATAACGTCACAACCAAGTTCATTACAAGTTGCTTTTGCAATTGTAGTCTTTCCCATTCCTGGTTTACCAGTCAATAACATATTGGGAATATCTTTGTTTTTTACAAAGTTTTTGAAAGCTTTCTTAACATCTTCTGTAAGAACGCAATCATCGATAGTCTGTGGTCTGTAAAGTTCGGTCCATAATGTATTTTTCATAATATCCTCATAAATGAATATGGACGGTACACTACAAATATACCGTCCGCAATAATCAACAAATCAAACTAGAACTTCGAATCAGCTTCCGCAGCAATGTAATAGCGTACATCATTAGTCAGATGCTTGAAGCAAGACAGACCCTTGTTAGAAATAGAGATTTGATAATCGCCTTCCAACAACTTCAGATTTGAGATCTTCATATATACAGTAAACTCTGAATTGAAATCACCGGAAGTCTTAGTCTCCCATGTATTAGTAGAAGAGTTAGTCTTGTCTAGAACTTCAATGTGAATATTATCGTCACTAGAATAGATCTTGAGATCGTCTACTCCAAGAATAGACGCAGACTTAGTGATCTTCTTCAAATTATCTTCTGAAATCTGAAAAGTGATGTCTTCTGAAGGCATTGTGATTCGCTTAGAAGGAGAAGAAATCAGATCAGAATTACAATAGAAAATCTTAGTAAGATCACTACCACTTGAGATCTCAACATACTTAGAAGAGAAATTCATAGTCGGTTTATCGAACAGACTAGAGATAAAATTCAGCATCTGTCGAAGATCATAAATAGCAAAATCTACAGGAAATGTATCTGGAAGAGTTGCTTCGGCCAAGACTGTCTTACCTTCAGTCATGGTACGAATCTCATTACCAGCAGAAACCACTAGACCATTATTAATCGATGCGAAGTTTGCAAGAACTCTGAGAGTAAATGGATCTAGTGTTAGTTGTGTCTTTGTTTTGGTTGTCATATTATATCACCTTATTATATTATACTACTGAATTCACTATAAGTAAATTACTTTCTATCTAGAGAATATGTAAGAACTTGTGGGAAGTACTTCTTAATAAAATTCTTGTTTAGATTCTTGTATGGATTCTTCTTCTGGATTAGATGATTGTATACCAAATCCGATTCTTCAACATACATACTCTCAAGAATTTGAATTAATTTCTGCCTCTTTCTCTCAGTTGTAAGAGCATTATCTTTTGTGAAGATATAAATTCTTTTCATCTCGTGATCTAATGTAGAGTCTGAGATACCAGCTTTGTTGTGTTTTGTGGCATAAACCACATCTTTAAACTTATCAAACTCAATAGTGTCGTTATGGAAACATGCAAGCACTTTGAATAGTGGTTCACGCATATGGATCCTGAGGAATTTCGCACGTTCCTCAGGATCTTCGATCTCATTTGCAAGTCTTAGTACTTCTGGAATTGGTTTCTGGTACATTTTAAAAATCTCCAATATTATTTAATAGATTTTTTAATCCGTTTTTCATGAGATAACGATAAACTTGTGTTGAAGTATTTTCAAGTGGTTTATCGTATTCTTTTAGAATCACTTCCTGAAGGTCATCAGGAATAAAATCGAAATCTATTAGATACTTATTGCGCATGTATCCAGACAATTCTGTTGAAGTCATCACAGACTCTGGTTTGAAGGAAGAAAGAATTAAGTCGATCTTCTTCTTAGTTAGTCTCTTCTGCCTCTTACCTTCAGTTACAAATGTATCATCGTCTGAAAGGAAATTCGGAATACCGTCTCCAGAATCTCCATTCAACACTTTCTCAAGAAGATATATCTTTGGATGTTCTTCTTTAATCCAAGACTTCATGATAGTTGAATATTGTGAGACGTTGGGATATTTCTGTAATTGAACGAAATCCTTATCTCCAGAAATAATAAGAACCTTCTCAAATGAAGAATACTTCTTAGTTAGAATTGCAATAACATCATCAGCTTCACATGTTGGTATTTCAATATATCGATAAGGGAAATTCTCACGAATCTCGTTTTTGATTTTGTTGATGCTCTTGAATATAGCATTCCAATCAAAGATTGAAGCGTCTCTGGATTTCTTTCTATTAGCCTTATAATAAGGAAAGAGTGTCTTTCGCCAATAATTAAACGAATCAGAACAAATTACCAACTCACCATAATCTTCACCAAACTTGGACTTAACAGAACGAATTGAATTGAGGATCATGTGGCGAAGAAAGTCTTCCTCAACAGTATCGTTCTTCGATATGTTAATCTGCTGCATTATGTTAGAAATAACGATTTGATTTAAATCCAATAGGATCATATATTTTACCTTTGAGATTACTTATATCACCAAATCCAATCGTAACGATCATTGATTCTTTGGTTAGCTTCTTTATCTGAGATCAGAATTGCAATTCTATCTAGAGCATCATGAATTAGCTCTTCATTTGGACGACCTTCACGATTCAGAAAATCGAATAATAAGCTTTCGATCTTTCTCAACTCTTCTAGTTCATACATATTATTATAATATATTAATCATGAAACGTCAAATGGGGTGCCGAAGCACCCCAGGATAGATATTGATTCAGTTATTCAGAAGTCTCAGTCGCATCAGCCGTCTTCGCCTTCTTCTTTGCGATCTCGGCCTTCGCCTTCTCGAAAAGTTCCTTCTTCGTCAACGCCTTCTTATTGTTCTTTTCGATATTCTTCTTAACTGTAGTGGTGATCGTTTCTGTGACTTCAACAACCTCAGGTTCGACTGTCTTCTTGACACGCTTCGCCTTCGGGGCAACATCACCGTCAGCAGCAACCTTCTTGGTCTTCTCAACCTTAGTAACAGGAATCACTTCTGTGACACCTTCCCAGGGAGACTTGCCAGTCATCCAGGAAGCAGGAATCGTATATTGACCCTGACCTAGACGAGTCATCTTACCGAATCCTTGACTCTGAGAAGCGAACATGGTGAAACCAACACCATTATCCTTACCGATCTGCTCAACATTCGCACGAGTAAAGACCTTATTGACTCCTCCACCGAAAGTCTCCAAAAGAGACGTCACGAAACCCTTCAGGGCCAATTCACGAGAAACCTTAACACGAGCCATAATTTATAATTTTCCTTTTTGAGAATTTTCTCTACTCAACCAGTATACCTTAGAATTCCGAATTTGTCAAGTACTTCGGAAGATTAATTTTCGTTAAATCTTCGAAAGGAACTGAAATTTTAGAACCGACAGGATAATTTTGCGGCAAATTATACTTGTTGTCGCAGTCGATCACTTCGATGTGAGCACGCTTGCTCTTTTTTGCAACAACTAAACCACGATAGACGAATGGCTTGGAATTGGCTTTCACACTACGAAAAGAAACAACATCTCCAACAGAAATGTTTTCTTTTGCGACCTTACAGTCGATTTTAGTGACACGTTCAATATTCGAACGAATAAGTCGAAGTTCGGGATCTCCAGCTTTCCAAATAAAATCAATCACATCTTTTAATGTAATCACATTTTGTTTCTTCTTCGTCATATAGAACCAGTATACCTTTTCTAGAATCAGTTGTCAAGGAATTCTGAAAAATTATTTCTCTCCAGAAATCCAAGCACTCCCGAAGACCTCTGCTTCCCCGAAGACCAGAGCGATTCCAAAGATTCGAGCGTTCCCAAAGACCCATGCGTCTCCGAAGACATGAGCTTCCCCAAAGACCTGTGCAGACCCAAAAACCCGAGTGTTTCCATAGACCCAAGATTCCTCAAAGACCTGAGCCCTCCCAAAAACATGAGCGTTCCCAGAGACCCGAGCGTTTCCAGAGACCTGAGACATCCCATAGACCACAGCATATGGACCGACATAAGCGGTTTCATCTACGGAAGCAGTATTCTGGACCCAGCCTCCTCCATTCGGGTGCTGGTGCCAGGTCTCTAAATTTGCGTCAGGAAACTTTTCTTTCAATTGTTCGAGAGTCATACTAGAACCATTATAGCGTATAACGGAATTCGAACCTAATTTTTCCGAAAGAATATGTCCTTTGTTTTCAACAGTCGATCGTATCTATAACAAAACAAATGGAATATTCTTTCGAATCGTTCCAATCGCTGGAATAGAACTCGATTCTGAAATCCCTCCATGATCCTCCAGCGGTCCCAGACGAATCGGAATCGGTTTGGGATACTATATCCCTCAGAGAAGAATCGGATCGTCTGGAGGCCGAAAAAGATTATCTCCTTTGTTTTCAATAGTTTACCGCAAGTTGTTGAAACTAAAGGAGATATTCTTTCTAAAAAATTTGGTTTTCTAGAAGATTCGAGGTATACTGAATGTATGAAGACGACCAAAGAACTCATTAAATCTTGCACAGAAAATAGACGAAGATTGGCTA